GAACTACGTTCGATTGGCAGGAGCCGCCTTCGGCGGCGACGGTGGTGGTAGCGGCGGCGACGGTGGTAGTAGCGGCGGCGGGGGCGGCGGCGGTGGTAGCGGCGGTGGTAGCGGCGGTGGTAGCGGTCTGCGAATGATCAAGAGAAGGTCGTCGTCCTTTCCTATTCAGGATGATGCTGGATATATCGGGTACTTGTCTGACGATGAAAGCGGGGGGAGTGGTGATGAGGGTGGTGTGATGATGAGTGTTGTTCATCGTCGTCGGCGTGAGTTGGTCGGTTCTGATATCAGCTTTACGGGTTGTATGTTCATGATGATTACTGTTGGTTGTTTGTTGATGTTGTTCCTCTTTGCGGTTTCGCCTTGGGGGGTGCCACCACCTCGGCGACTTTAAGAGTCTGTGTGTGCGTAGTGGTTTGTGGTTGATGGGTGGATGTGTGTGTGTAAGTGGTTTGTGGTTGATGGGGGTGGGTGCGGTTTATTTTATTATGTTATGAAATGTAATATTGATATAATATATATACTTTATTACTAGTGTAATAAACATCTCGGAACATATGTCAGCGGCACAATTATCTCCTTCTTCTGACGCTGAGTATGATACACCAGAAAAACGATATAACGCATTAAAGGTATTAATAGTTCAGGCTATTGTGGCGTTACGTAATTTGAGTTTGGTTCCTGGCTTGGAAGACCGTGTTGTTCATGATATAAAAGAAAGGATTTCTAGTCTTTCAGACATGTATTTTCAAATTATACATGAACAAATAGAAGGGGAGAGTGTGAGTGGTGGAGAAGCAAGACCAGCAGCAACACCAGGTGTGATGATGGATGCTGGTCATCGTCGCATTCGCAAATCATCAGTACAACGACGTAAGCATCATTCAAATAAAAAAGGTAAAACAGTTCGTCGCAAAATGACACGAACTTGTGCGCGTCGGTCTCGGTGGTGATTTATTTTATTATTGAATAAAATTGAAATGCTTTTTCTATTTTATCCTGATTGTAGTGCCCTAGACAAAGACAACGAACGAACGAACGAAATGGAAACAACGATGACTGTGACGACTCCTACTACTACTACTACTACTACTACGAAGAATATGAGTGCTGCCTTGCGTGGAGCTGCGTTGAAGCGTGAAAAAAAAGCTGCTGCTGCGGCTGCGCGGGCTGCGGGTAAGGTTGCTGCTGCTGCTCGACGTGCGGAAGATCGTACGGCGCGAGACCGTGCTATTGCCGAAGAAGCTGCTTTGATTGACCGGCAGATCGAGTGTGCGCGCCGTGCGCTTGGAGTTCGCAAGAATGAGCCGAATACTGCGGCGATTTGCCTGATGATTGAGACGCTTACGTTTCAAATGCGGGTTCGACTTTCGGAAAAAGGTTACTGGTAAGTGATGCGTGATGCGTGATGCGTGATGCGGTGATGCGTGTGATGGTGTTGTGTTGTGTTGTGTCGGCACACGGGGGTTGTGTGCTTTTTTTTAGTAACCATAATATAAGGAAAATAGAAATGGATGACTCTGTTTCGAGTGCGGTGGAGGGTAGTCCTTTTTATTGTGTTATGTTTTTAGCAGTTCATGGGGCTGTTTTTGTTGATGTTTAATCGTCGTCGTCTTCGTCGTCTCTGGGCGAAACCCCCCTGTATTATATAATAAACGTTTTTTGATGTGTATAATCTATATTGATCGTTTGAGAGATCCGTTGTTTGAGAGATGACGACACTTAGGCTATTTACTTTTTGTTTTTATATCGGGAAGAATACTTATCATGAACTGGTTCGTATGATGTATGTCTTGATTGCTTCTTTGGATAAGTTTCATCCTGATTTCTTTTTGGTGGTTTATCAAAACCTGGGGCTTATAATCGATGATCCGCGGGTTGTCTGTCGCAAATGGGAGGTTAAGGACAATAATGGCGAGATATTGTTGTTGGATGCGGAGGGGTCTGATGGTAATGTTTGGGTAGATGGGAGTGCTGTGCGGAATCGATGGTATCAGTTGAATTTTAATAGAGTTCATGCTTTTAAGAGTTTGTATGATGAGTATCACGGTATGTGTTTTACTTGGATTGACTTGGATACGATTCTCTTGGCTGATTTGAGTTATTTGAATGGGGTGGATAATTATTTTATTTTTCATGGGGGGGAGGTGCGTAATGACCGGACACATCATGTGCTGTTAGGACGTGATGGTCAAGTATTGTGGTCTGTACCAGAGGCAGTATACATCCATGGTTCATTCTGGAAGTTGAACTTGTCGTTGTATCATGAAGTGTTGCGTATTGATTCTTTGTTTCGAGAGAATGGGGTTCGTTTGAAGTATGATGTTCAGAGTATATTTTCCGTATTAGCGTGGGGTGGCGGTGGCGGTGGCGGTGGCGGTGTTTGCCCTTTTTATCATGGTGTATCGCACGTTTCGGATGGGAGTATGTTGGTGATCGGTAAGAATTTCATGCCTGGGGTTATGAACGGACTTGCTGTTTGGGATACGAAGAATGGGGTTGGGAATCATGTGAATATGGAATCTTTGGAAAATTTTTGGTGGGAGGGTCCGCCTGGGGTTCTACCACCTCACAACGATATCCATGTGATGTGTCATGATAATAGATTCATATCGACAACGGATCATAGCGGGTTGGTTGTTCAAAAGAGCAAACCTGTGAGTGATTGTGATTGTCACCGTAATGAAGTAACGCAGCGATCAATCTTTCGGACGTCAATCTATCCGGATAAAGAGATCCATATTCTTTCTTTGACGTTTGATTCTTTCTTCATGAGTAATGTTGCCCAATCTTCTCATTTTGCTCGGTTGTTTCCATTTTTGTTAGTTTGAAATGAGATGTTCGAGAGTCGGCGATGTCGTGAAGCCAGGCTGCTGTGATGGCGTCGAGTTTGAGATGGTTGAATTGACGGCGGTCTTGATAGTCTTTATTGATGATGTGTAGTGATGTTTCTGCGACGGCCTTCATGTGGGCATGTCCGTGTGATTCGTCTCTGTCGACACATGTTGTCTGAACGAATTCAGATAACATATTCCAGCGTTGTTGGATTGCGTTGGCCATTTGTATTGTCGTTGTTGTTGTCTGTTGTTGCTTGAAAGCTGATTGAGAATTGTTGTGGTGATGTGTTTAAACGGTGTGCTGATGTGGGTGGTATGGAACTTTGACATGTGACCATCCATGCTGCGACGGCGCACTCACCATCCGCGCAACCCGGCGGCGCCAGGGTATGCCGTCGGCGAATATGGGCGCTGGATGACCCTGGGGTTGGATGAGGGTAGTGGATGAGGGTGATGGATGAGGTCCTTTGTTGGCCTCGGCAATTTGCCCTGTGGCCACCCCAATATACCCGCCCTCCTTCGTCGGGCTCCCCGTGCTACTATTGAACCGAAATTCCGTTCTGTATCGGTGACCGGAAATGGGTAGGAAAACGAGGATTCGGTTACAAAACGAGACCATATATGGTGTGATAAAAATTTTATGATGATACGCCGATTTTCTGTGTATCATGAAAAGATTGAAATACTTTTTCATGATATTGCCTGATAACAGCTATCAAGCAAAGACAACGAACAACGAACGAAGAATGGCTTATTACAAGAATCCTGACTACATTAGCGAGGCTGAGATGAACAAGCAGGGCTGGTGTGAAGCTGAGAAGGCCGAGCAGCGCGAACGCAACTGGGACATCCGCCTTGAACACTATGCGAAGCACAGTAATATGTTGAAGAATCGTGCTCAATTTCGACAGATGGTTGATAAGTGGGCTGAAAGCTTCTCCTTCCCTTCCCCTGGCGTGCCTACGATGAAGATGCTTCACATCCTGAAACTTGCGCGGGAAAATGGCATCGTTTCGGAAACGCTTACGAACTTCCATTATGCTGAGAAAGAGCTTCTCCGCAAGAACCCCAAGTTTGTGAGCCCTGCCGCTGCTGTGAAATTCAACACCGAAAAGCACCACCAACTCTGTCTTGTTTCCATCAAGGCTCTTTCTGAAAAACGCGAACGAAATGTTGCTGCGATATTGACGAAGAAGTTTGGACGGACTGCTGCTAGGGAACGCCGTGCTGCTGTGAAAGCCGCATGGGAGGAAGCTGTGCGCAAGGGGCATGAAGCGCTTGAAGCAAAGATTGAAGCTGCGCGAAAGGACCACCCGGATACGATCACCGAGCTGAAAAAGAAGTGGGAGCATGACATGATGTTTGACCTCTATACGGAACGCGTGAATGCCTCGCACAGTAAAAATTTCAAGTAAGTATTGATATGCGTGACGATGTGTGTAACATAACTCAGTAAAGTACCTTTTTATTGTGCTTGTGACATGTGACCATACTTTTTGATTTTCATCATGAACCTACGATTTACTGAGTCGGATGGATAAAATTGAAATACTTTTTCATGTATTTGCCGGATGGTAGTGCCCTGACTCAGAGACGAACGAACTACGATGACTACTACTAACTACTGGAATGCTACTGCTGCCGCCACCAGCGTGACTGTGTCGGCTTCGAAGACTCATGAACCCGGATTCAAACTTACGAATGAAGAGCGCATGAAGAAATTCGATGAACACAAATACGGCCTGTGTGTTACGTGTGATGCTGGGCTTGACGACCGTGCCGACTTCACGTGTGACCCTCGTCTTCCTGGCGGATTCGCGCTCATGTGTAACGCGTGTGGCGACTACTACAACAAGAACGGCTACGTCAGCTGCGGATATGGACCGTTCTCGAATGCGGCCTACAACAATTGAATCTCGCTGTGTGTGTGTGTGTGTGTGTGTGTGTGACGCGTGACTTACCAAAAAAACAAAATAGTGTGTTTTTTTTCATGATATTTCGATTCTCATGTCATTATCATAAAATTGAAATACTTTTCTTATTTCGTGTTATTGTGTGCTTTACCTACTCAGAAACTTATGAAGATTCGTTCTTTTGCCGGAATCTATGCTCGCAAACTTCGTGGGCCTTCTCGTTTCATTTGGACTTTGGATACTTTCCGTATTATCGTTCGCGGACTTTTCCAGTTTCATCGTTGCGGAACTCGCGGTGTATCTCTTCATGTCATCGCCCCTCATCTTCATGCTCTTGTTTGTCAGCGTGTCAAGGAAATTGTTTGTCATTCTCATCACAATCCCCGCTTTGCTGAGGATTATTTCGACCTCATTCGGGCTCGTTGGATTCGCCTTCCTTCTCTCCGTTCTGTTCTTTTGAAGCTTCAAGAGTGTGCCGCTTACGCTTCTTTGGTCGGCAGCACCGAGGCTACCTATGATTCCTTACGTGCTGATGGTGTCATGTCTCGCTTGGCTTATGATGCGTTTGATGATGAAATTGTGCTGCTTCACTTTACACATCCCGGCTGTCATTTGCGCCGACTTCCTGCCATTCCGCGGCCTTGTTCTCGGCCTTCTTGGGGCAGTTGCTTCTACTGTGGCGAAGGTTTGACTGACAAGATTGACTTGAATTGGCTTCCCAAATTTGAGTGTCTTGGGGATGAAGGCACTTCTAATGAGGTTATGGTTTGTTATTCATGTGTTGAGGAAATGGCTGATGACTAGGAGGTCGGTCTTGCGTTGGAATGCCCTTGGATATGATGAGGTAAGTTTGAATTCACGGCGAGGGTGCCGTATATTTTTTTTACCTTTGGATTCATGATGTTCGAGAGATTTCATTTGATAATAGTATTTGAATCCACATTCGAATGTGGAAGCCGGCGCACATCTCTCAACAACATCTCCGTCTATTCTTACTCCTTAGCGACTTCGTCGCTTGCTTCGCGGGTCCATTCTTACGGCGCGAATGCTTGGGTCTCTCTTATATCTATTTTTATGGCATGGACCACTTTTCCTTACCATATATCGTGTGCTATCGGTGGCGGGAATTCGGTGGCATAACTACCGTCGGCTCATATTATGGGTTTCGAGTATGGCCACCTTCTTCGCCATTTTTATCCTTTCTATTTCATGAGTTCTAGAGATTTTATGTGTTCTAGAGATTTCATCATTCATCTTTATAGAATTAGTATTTTAATCATTCTCTCAGCACATCGATTTCGATATCGTATATTATGAGCGAGCGCAGCGAGCGATTCATCTATAACATCCTCCGTCTATTCTTACCTTCGGTCTATTCTTACGGCCACCTTCTTCGCCATTTTTTACTCTTTCTATTTCATGTGTTCGAGAGATTTTATGTGTTCGAGAGATTTCATCATTCATCTTTATAGAATTAGTATTTGAATCATTCTCTCGACACATCGATTTCGATATCGTATATTATGAGCGAGCGCAGCGAGCGATTCATCTATAACATCCTCCGTCTATTCTTACCTTCGGTCTATTCTTACGGCCACCTTCTTCGCCATTTTTTACTCTTTCTATTTCATGTGTTCGAGAGATTTCACTCTATATACTCGTATTATATGATATTCGTATTTGAATCATTCTCTCACACACATTATCTGTGTAATCTACGATTCACATCCCATGGATTCATTAATTCATGGATTCATCAGTGTTCGCCCCGACATTCTTATCCCTTTCCCATCCACCCTATTTACACTTTTCCTTTTATGAACGTAATCTTCTTACCATATATCGTCTCGTTATTATCGGTAACCGGAAATGGCTCACATAACCACTTTTGACTTTTGTTTTTATACCGCTTTACCCTTATACACCCTATCCATAATACTACTTAAAGACTTCTCTCTATTCTATATGATGACGTCATGGGTTCGTATGACTTCATTCATTTTTAATTTTCGCATTTTCTTCATGATACTTCCTTTCTCTCTACTTTACAATAAAATTGATTCGTTTTTTTCACTTCTTCCTTATCTCACCGCTCGTGTCTTTAATGTAACGCGATTCGGTCCTGTCGATGCTTTCATGTTCTTCGACTTGTATCACACCGCTGTAGCTCAAAGGAAGAGCGCGGGGCTCATAACTCCGAGGTCACAGGATCGAAACCTGTCAGCGGTATTATTCTTCACATCGCATCGGTGCATCAAGGCACTTGAGCAACTCTACACCCCCTTAGCTCAGAGGCAAGAGCGCCAGGCTCATAACTTGGAGGTCGCATGATCGAAACATGCAGGGGGTACCACGCCGGGGTGGCGCAGAGGGAGCGCGCGGAACTCATAATCCCGAGGTCATAGGTTCGAACCCTATCTCCGGTATATTACATCCTTCGCCTGTGCTTTAAAGAAGCCGGCCGTCTAGCTGGACGTTAAACGCAGCAACCTTCACCGGGGTGGCGCAGAGGGAGCGCGCGGGACTCATAATCCCGAGGACGTTGGTTCGAACCCAACCTCCGGTATATTATTCCTTCGCCTGTGCTTATTGTGCTACCGCACAATCCCCCCAGCAACAAGCTGGGGGTGTAAAGAAGCCGGCCGTCTAGCTGGACGTTAAACGCAGCAACCTTCACCGGTGTGGCGCAGAGGTTAGCGCGCGGGGCTCATAACTCCGAGGTCACATGATCGAAACATGTCACCGGTATATTATTCCTTCGCCTGTGCTTTACAGAAGCCGGCCGTCTAGCTGGACGTTAAACGCAGCAACCTTCACCGGTGTGGCGCAGTGGAAGCGCGCTGTAAAACACCGTCCTCTAATCTTTACTGCTTTACGCGGTACGTCTGAGGATGGTTATGGATCACAACCCAGAGGACGTAGGATCGAAACCTACCACCGGTAAAACCACTTTTTTTTAATGAACTTTTCCATTTCATTAAAAAAAACACCACTTGTCACTACCATATTTGTCACTTTCTTACCTTATTCCTTACCTTATTCATTACCTTACTCCGCTTCGATGCTCTTCGTCTCGTAATTCCATCTCCCTATCTCCTCTGATGTCTCCATGTCATACACCACTCCTTTGCATGACCTCAGGTATGTCGTTCCTTCGTATTCTATCTCTTCCACCTCCACCTCCTCTTCCTCATCCACCACCTCCGGCTCCACCACCACCTCCTTCGGCTCCTCTTTTTTTTCTTCTTTCGCGGCTTTTTTCGCCTTCGGCTCTTTGGCTGCTTTCGCCTTTGGCTCTTTCACAGCCTTCGGCTCTTTCACCGCCTTCGGCTTCGGCTCTTTGGCTTCTTTTGGCTCTTTCACCGCCTTCGGCTTCGGCTCTTTGGCTTCTTTTGGCTCTTTCACCGCCTTCGGCTTCGGCTCTTTGGCTTCTTTTGGCTCTTTCACCGCCTTCGGCTTCGGCTCTTTGACTGCTTTCACTTTTGGTCTCGGCTCAGCAGCAGCAACATCAGCAACATCAGCAACATCAGCAGCAGCAGCAGCAACTACCACTTCACTTTCTTCATTTTTTGTTTCTTTTGTCGCAGTCGTTGTTGGCTCTTTCGCTTTTCTCACCGCTTTCGCCTTCGCCTCTTTCACCGCCTTCGCCTTCGGCTCCTCTATTTCTTTTGGTATCGGCTCATCTGCTCCTGCTACTACCGCCTCTGATGAACCTCCTTCATTTTTCGTTTCCCGAGCCTTCGGCTTTTTCACCGCTTTCGTCTTCGTCTCTTCTTTCGGCACCACCACCACTTCCTTCATCACCAACGCCTTCATCGCTCTCATCTCCAACTCCATCTCTTTCAACTCATCCATCATCATCTTCTTACACTCCTCTTCTCCCTTTCCCGTCTCTCTTCTCAGTATTCTCAACACACTTTCCATCTTTGCTCTTGCTATTCTTCCTTTTCTTTTTTACCTTTTCAATTTTTCTCTTTTTACTCCTCCTTCTCTTCTTCTCTCTTTTTCTCTCTTTTTTTCTTTTTTTTACGTGTTGCCCTTCTCCACATCTACCTTTCTTCCTTTGTATCTTCGAACTATTATCCCACCTTCATTTTTTTCTGTTATTTTTTCGGTATCATCCTGCTTTGAACTTGGTTTTTTTCGCGGATTTGTTCGAGGAGCAGCTGGGATAACGGCGGTGATGCTGACTGTTTTTTCACTGATGTCCATAAGGAATGAATAAATATACAACGAACGCTGTATATCTATACATGAATGATCATAACGATTCAATTTATTTATGTATTTACGATTTGATTCCCACTATTGTCAGTTTGTATCGACCCGAGAGGAAGTGACGAATTACTTCGAACACTACCACCAGAAGGCGATACTGACGGGACTTCTACATCTACATCAACCGGAACGATGAAGTCATTCGTTTGAGCAACCGCGTGAGGTGCCTGTGATTGTGATTGTGATTGTGAAGACGCGGATGACCTAGGAGGCTGGGATGGAGGCTGGGATGGTGGCTGGGATGGAGGCTGGGATGGAGGCTGGGATGGTGGCATTATATAAGTGCTAGCTAAACCAGTTCCAATACCTTGTTGCTGTAACTGATTAAGTAACTGTAATAACTCCAACGGATTCGGTTGTTGAATCTGAACTGGCATCTGTGATGGTGAGGTCAAGTCAGGTGCTTTACGTAGCGATGTCGAACCTGATTTAATAGATGATGTATTGGCGTTGGCGTTGGCGTTGGTGTTGGCGTTGGCGTTGGGGTTGGCAGTTGAAATGATTGTTGGTTGAATCGGATCCACACTCTCACCATCGTCTTCGATTCTTCCATGATTCGTCGCATGTTCATTATTCAAATTCGAAATCGATGTGTTGTGTAATTCCTGTGTCTGTGCTTGCATCTGTTGGTCATATTCATGATCGTGTGACGGAATTGTCTGTGGTTGAGTATTTGCCGGGCTTCCTTCCACGCTTCCATGCCGACTCGAAAACTCGTATTCATATTCATTATTGTTGGAATTCACAATTACATCCGTCAATCCATTCACGAAATTGGGTTTCTTGACTCGCTTGTATTTGCGATACTTCGCGTTATAGATACTAATAATGTCGTCATCGATAAGCGGCGCAATATCTTGCATATTCTTAATATCGGTTTTAATAATATTCATCATGTTTTCGGCCGTCATACGTTGGTTTCGGTGTAGTGTGAGTTCCACCTGCATCTTTTTCGAAATTTGAGAAAATTGGAGCGAACAAATACGGTGCGATTCGGCGCGTTTCGCCAACTGAAAGTAAGTATCAACAGATTTGATAATACCGACAAACACACTTCCAACACCGAGTATAATGTTCATTTGAGCATACTGTAAATCAATACCTGTAATAAATCCAATCGCACTACTCAATATAATCACAGGAATGTTGATGTAATTCGACCGTGTATTGTATTTCTCATACGACATACGATGAAGTATCGACAACGACTCACATTCCTCCGAATTCTCTTTAAGTAGTTTTTCAAGGTTTGTATTGTATGTTACTGGTTTCGGAGTATAAGACTCCTTCTTTGCGTTATCTTTTGCCGCGGTGTCAGTAGCCATATATACTATATTACACTAATAATCTTTATATATCTACTAAGGACATTATAATCTTTTCTAAATAACCGACGACTGATCTCGTGGAAGAATAATCACAAATATGCCGATTGCGATAAACCATAACAAATAACTGATATAAAACACGAATTCGACATCAAAAAAGTTCATGATTTGAACAATAATACCGCTCACGAAAAACAACATGATGAAATTGTAAAACTTATTATCGAATAATCCCATTCTCGTTGATTGTGGGTTGTTTGTGATTGTGCGGGTTGTTTGTGATTGTTTGTTTGCTTCCTATATACTACATCGGATGTTTATTTATCGATTATCGAATCTTATACTCCGTAAATTTGGGGTCGTATGACGATGGAATATCGCTTGTAATGACTTCATAGTAGGATAACAACTGAAAATGTTGATAATCGCATACACACCAAACCGGTCGTATCGTTTCTTTCGCGGAATAAAATCCGTTGTATATGGTGTCATACGTCTCTGGCCAAGTATAATCATAGCTATATATACTGTCATATGCCCCGCGACGATATGGCTCTTGGGTTTGTCGGTATTGATTGATTTGCGTTTCGAAGATGTTTTTCCGTTCCGTATATTTTTTCACGATACTGACATCATAGTCATCATTTTGAAAAACGGTCTTCATATGACCAGTAAAAACAGCGTATCTTGATATGCCTCCTTGCGCATTTTTGGCTTGTTTCGCCTGATTCGCCCCTTTACTCGTATTGTGATAACATGCCCAGTAATATGAATGTTGAAGTGTCGTAAAATAATAAAATGGCCCAAACCGGGCGATGATGGGTTCACGCTTTAATCCATATATCGATGTATTTTCCGCATAACAAAGGGTTGAACCGTAGTATAATATGGAAGGAACTTCGATATTTTGAAGGACCGACCTCGAAGAAGTATCAATACGCTGTAATACTCCTGTCAAAGGATATGCCATGAAAAATTGTATCGCCTCTTCATCAATCGGTAGTGTCATATATTTTTGGTGATTCATGATTTCAGATGAGCACAACCAATACCAATTGTGTGACTTTGTAAGTTCAAGATGTTGCGGAATAATGTGTTCGTTGCGGAAATATTTTTCGTAAAAAATAACACATTTACCAGTAAGCTCGTCATGAATATAACCCTTAAACCGAAATTTGTTACTAAATAGACGATTCATTAACGCATCGCATTCTTTTCGTATGTGTTTTTTCGGAGAGTGTTTATAATAGGGTAATTTACAAAATGAAACCGAATTTTCGTAATAAAATAAAAATTCAAGAAACGGAAGGATGGATAGTGTGTTGATGCGGTATATAACGAGTTCGTAGTCTTTTATTTCGGGGTGTTTTTCGGCGAATTCTTCGATATCATATTCGAGTTCATTATCCACGAACTGATACTGGTGATGCGTTGCGCCTTCTTTTACGGTTGTTCCTAATGTTACGATATAATCATGGTTTTGTTGTTGGTCGTTGGAGTTACGCGAGTCGTGTGAAATACGTGAATCATTATCTGTGTCGGTGTCGGTGTCGGTGTCGGTGTCGGTATAACTATCGGATTGATATGTTAGACGTGAACGTGAGCGTGAGCGTGACCTGGACTTCGACCGTGGGCGTTCCGTTCGCGATGTTTCATCCATTTCGTTGTCTGCTGCCGCTGTCGTTGCTGTTGGCGCCGTAAAAATCTCTCGCAAAATCTTTTTCTTACCTCTCGCGCCACCATTTATGTAAAACATGTTATAACGTATATAAGAATACTTATAACATATATGTTTATTTGATTTTTGGAATCTTCATTTTAATCGATTCGCGGGTTTTTTCGACACGAGAAGCAAGTAAAAATTCGGTGAGACTAGCTGCTTTTTCGACATCATCCTTGTAATAGGTTGATAACGCCGACTTTATCTGGCCGTTATTAAGGGGTGCACGAATCTTCGTCTTTGAATATACGATACGACCATTTGCAATATCGAAACAGTCAATCTCATTATTGCGCATAACATCTAAAAGCGACTTTGATAACTGTTGATGAATTAGTTTGCGTTTTTTTATTTCCGCTGAGAGCGTGCTTATTTCATTTTCAACACGAACCCACTGACGTAAATAATCCTTCAGTTGGTCTTTGGTTATATTTGGACCACCTGAATTTGGCACGTCTTCTTTTTGTGGTTGGCTAGCAGGAACCAAATCCAAACATACGGGCGGTGGTTGAACTGGAAGAGGATATTGTTGCTGTGGCTGTGGTTGTGGCTGTGACTGTGGCTGTGACATCTTGTTGTTAGATTATATCTATAAACTATAAAAAAATGTGTGCTTATTTTCGCGGCTTTTGTGCTAAACGAAACGCTGGTTTTCGATGCTCACACTCTTTATCCAAAATATGAAAATCAACGAGTGACGCATTTCCGCCCGTAATAGCACTCGCAAGTCGAGCATTCCCCCATGATTGCGCGGTTTGATTCGGCCGAGACCCGGAGGAGTAATATGCTCCTTCGCCTTTCTTCACGATTTGCCTTAATCCTTTAAGCGAACACCCGGTTGCTCGGGATAATTCTCTCGACGGACGTATTTTATCGACATGATACAGGCGGGATGCTCTCTCGAGATGTTTAGACGGTTTCGATTTGAATGACCGCATCGCCTTCCGTGTATAATACTTCCCCTGTTTATACAATCTACGCGATTTCGTGAGTTCTTTGCGTTGTCGAGTTCGGTCTCTCCGCGATAATGTGTCAGGAAGATAACGCTTTATAAAATTCATGTGCTCAATATGCGTCTTTCTACTATAATACTCTATTTTATTCTCGTAGAGTATTATATACTACGTTCGCTATCACCACTCACCGCGAATGCTCAAACGTGTTCGTCAAACCCTCATGGCCGATGTCCATAACAATAACAAGAATGCTTCTTATACCGCGGGTTCTGGTGTGGGCGCTTCTTCCATCGCTGTTCGTCGCGCCAAATTGAAGAACTCGGCACCCCCCGTTGCTTCACTTTGCCGGCTTCAACCTGTGCCCGGTAATTCCCGCGTGAATAATGTTTTTATGAAGATGTAGAAATAGAGACAGATATTCATTTTTGAATTATACATATATTTTTCTATATTATGTAACATAATACATTTTTTCATAATGTACCTTACAGTAAGCCGCGTCTGATGTATGTGTATTACTCGATTCTAAAATCGTTTTTGGAATCCACATCGGTTTTCCGCATGGACAGCCTTTACGTGGGCCGGATAATAATACGAATGAACATGTTGTTGTCGCTGGATTGTGGTGTGAAATAATGACATTTTCGGTATCGGTCGTGGTGGTCGTGGTGGTTGTGGTCTTCCCGCGACGAGTCTGCCTTTTTACAGTAGATACAGATGCGGCTGCTGCTGTGGCTGCGGCGTCGGTTTCAAGTTTATTGAAGTGTTTATTACATAACATCATATCATATTTTTCATTATAAATACAATTCATGCGACAGATCGTCGCGGCCGTCGTATTCTTCGCGTTATACTCGCATGACACCGCAGGAAGTGCCAAATCAGCTGGACTATTTACATATTTAATTCTACTTACATCTGGATATGGATAATATGGAAGTATATTCGGCGTAATCGCGCGGCAGTAAGGGCACTTCATTTCGTTATATGTTATCTTCGTCGTCTCTAAATTATATGAGCTATTATACAAGACAGTACTAACATTCGATGATACACTCGAATCTGGTGTATTTTTTACATACGTAGTAATCAACTTGGACGATACATTTTTAGGCAACATCGAGCATTTTTGGAAGACAACTTCTTTGAAAAGAGGCACGTAGTTGAATTTATGGCCGCATTTTAATGTAATATGGTCTTTTCGTAGATTTTCGTCCGTGATTAAACATCTCTCGACAGGTTTATCTTCGATTTTGAGAATCACGGCAGATGGCGATGCTGACGCCGATACCCCAGTTTTGTTGGTAGTTATACCTTTCAACTCTTTGAAAAAATCGATATCGCCTTCAATCTCGTAAATAACATTCATAGTCGGGCTCATTATGTGCGGTCCTAATCGTTGGCGTAATCGTTTATGAATATAACATCGTAATTTTTTTATATTCATATATTTCATATCATTCATATTTATAGTCGTAGTACAAAAAGAAAAAGACATAGCGATGGTTTCAAAAAGCGTTTGGGGTCCATGTGTATGGTACTTATTTCATACGTTGGCATATAAGGCTCTTCCTGAAAATTTCGCTGAAATAAAAAATGATCTAATCCAGTATATACAACGTATATGCGCTAATCTTCCGTGTCCTGAATGCACACAACATGCGAACGAGTATATGAAACAACACACGCGAGTTATCTCCATGATAACAACGAAAGAACAACTCCATTATTTTCTCGTGGATTTTCATAATGTGGTAAATGTGCGAAAGCAAAAAGCGAAGTTCACATATGAAGAAGCCAACCAGAAATACGCACGGGCAAAAACGGGAGATGTCGTTCAATACTTTTTCCGAATTTACGGCGAGCGTTCAAACGGAGGCAACCTGAAAATGTTCGTGAATGGATTTCAAAAACAAATACTACTGTCTGATTTTTCGGGGTGGATGGTGCGAAATTACACTAAATTTTATCCGTGAAACGGATTTGCGGACGTTCATTCGTTCGTCACGTATGCTGTTCCTCTTTCCGCCGGCTTACGGCATATACGTATTCTTTACCTTTGTTGGGAAAAACTTCTTATAATGTCGGATAACATATTCTACCGTCGCGTCCTTGGCCTTCGGGTATAGATGTAATTCATACGCATCTTGCGACCGATATGAGGTCAAAACTGCGACAATATTCGAATCCTTCTCAAATGCCTCATACTGCTTTGTATGTTCCTTGCTCAGGTAGTTGTAGGTCGATTTCGGCATTTCAAACATCTCATAATCACCATTTTTCTTTATCAGCACGACCTTTCGCCCAGATGCCAAATCGTTCCAGAACCGTTCGAGAGGCCTATTTTTGCCCCAAACACTGTCAGGGTTGGCTTCCATCGCCAAAACGCGTGCCGATTTACCTCGTCGTTTTATCGTAGTCGGTGGTTTATTCTTCGTGTGTTGCCATCGTTTCACGCCTCGGCTATCAATAACAATCACCCACTTCTTTTTATCATTGCCGGTTTTTATGGTGCCGCGTTTGAATAATGTCGCACTCGCTGTGGGGGCTTTTCGTGTGGTATGTGGCATCCGAGAATATACATTATGAATACATTATAATGTATATTACCGTTTTATCAAATCGCAACGACTGAATTTACGCGAATGCGTAAATGAAGGAGTGGAGATTCGATAAAACAATTATAAGTCCTGTATCACCTGTCCATTCTTATACACAGAACATTTAAATGTCTGGTTTTGCGGACGCTTACAAACCACATTATTGCTTGTCAAGTCGTTGAAGAAGAGCAGGCTCTCGAACTTGTTGAATTTCAGCAAGAAATACCAGATCGCGCCGAGAGATAAACCGACAATACCACCGATGGTAATACCGCGTGGCACCGTGCAAAAATATTGGAGTTTTACATACGCATCAACCACAAATATACTCACGATGGCACCGACCATCCAAAAATTTATTTGGTTATTCGACAACATCGGCAATAATAAATACATCAGCGTAAAACAAATAAACATGCTATTGTAATTAGGGACGTTGTAACGATTGGGTATAAGAGGAAACTCAACTAAATTACAAATGGGACCTTCGTTGTCGAGTGGCTCGCTTCCGATAACCATACTTACCATATAATTTATCACAGACGCAATAAGAACACCACCTAGATATATCAACCCCTTAATGTTCTGGTTAAATATCGAAACGAGAACAAGAAACGTCCCTAAAAATAAGGGGGCGAATATACTGAATATTTGAACAATATTTGAAAATGTAAGTTGTAGTGTCATTTTATTATCGTTATATAATCATAGTATTTTAATATGAAAACAATTGATATAGAAAGATGACGTGTTATAATATAGTATCTGCGTATTTGCGTAACGGTGTATCTGCGTATCTGCGTATAAAATGGGCATTCCAAGTTACTTTTCAAATATTGTAAAACGACACAAATCAATCATTAAACGCCTGGCAGGCTTGCCGCGAATTCATAATCTATACATGGACACAAATGGTCTTATCTATGACGCGGTTCGGGTGGTGGGGTCGAACCATGGTGTATCCAATGACGAATACGAGGCGCTCATTATCACGACTGTTTGTAACAAAATCGACGAGTATTTCGCGATGTTTCGTCCATCGAATAAAATCATGATTGCGTTTGACGGAGTCGCGCCTGTTGCTAAACTGAATCAACAACGCGAACGCAGGTATAAATCTTGGTTCACATCAGTTGTGGAAGATACGATTACGCGGAAGAATGCGTTGATTGACCCGACGACTGCGGTGGGGACTGCGGGAAAAGCATGGAATACATCCGCAATTACACCCGGTACCGCGTTTATGACAAAACTAAATCAACGTATGCGTGATTATTGTGTATTGAAATCACGGATTATTGAAAATCAAGTCGAATATATATATTCTGGAAGCGACTTTGTGGGGGAAGGTGAGCATAAAATTTTCGAATATATTCGTGATAATGCGAATTATCACCAAGATACCGTAACACTCATCTATGGTTTGGATGCCGACTTGATTATGTTATGTTTGAATCATCTACATATCTCTCAGAGTATATACTTGTATCGTGACACACCGGACTTTATCCAATCGTTGGACAGCACATTATCGAGCAGCGACCAATATTATCTGGATATTCCTGAATTCGCATGTTCGTTGGAAGAGATGATGCGTGAAACGACGACGACGTCTGGTGGTGGTGGCGGTGGTGGCGGTGACAAAAACCGACCCGAACATAAAAGACCCTATATTTCAGATACGAGAACGGTAGCGGGGGCGACGTCAGTTACGAAACAACCAGAATCCGTTGTAAAAATAACACCGGATGTGGTAAGCGCAATTGATGATTATATTGTGATGACGTTTATGCTCGGCAACGATTTCATGCCGCATTTCCCTTCGTTGAATTTACGCACAAACGGCATGACGGTATTACTTCATACGTATGCGAATATGTTCAAAGGAAGCAACGACTATCTTGTCACACGTGTATCTGGACGACCTACAATCGTATGGAAAAATATGCGGGCATTTATCGGATTATTGGCAGAGACCGAACATAATCGGTTTATGAATGAACATAAAACACGCGACAGGCAAGGTAAGATGAAATACGGTGCCGACACTGGCGGTGGTGGCGGCAACATAAATAAAGTGGTGGCTTCGTCGTCATCCACACCTGTGCCTACGCCTACGCCTGCGCCCGTGGCAGTAGATATTCGCGAACTTACGAAAATCGCATGCAGCCGCGTAGTTCAATTGGTAGGAAATATCGAACGGTGTCATTCCTTAAATGAGTTCATGTCTATCCCGCTTCAAGAACGTGCTGCCGAGAGATATATCGACCCGTTTCGAGAGAATTGGGAGTTCCGTTACTATGACGCATTATTTGGAATTGATATTTATGCGAAAGATCGGACTGGCGGTCATGGTGGTGAAAGGGGCGGAAGCATCGACCGTCTTCAAATGATTTGTATCAATTATATCGAAGGGTTGGAATGGACCATGCGATATTATTCAACCGGTTGTGTAGATTGGCGATGGACATACAAATATCCTTATGCGCCGCTTTTGGTAGATTTGATGCGTTATATGCCGCATTTAGATACCGCGTTGTTTCCGAATGCTACACCTGATGTGAAAAACCCGGTGCGCGACCTTGTCCAGCTTTGCTATGTCCTTCCGATGGCATCACATGGACTCCTGCCTGCGTCGATTGCGGAAAAATTAAAGCGTTCGTTTTCGCATTATTATTGCGACAAGCTCGATTTCAAGTGGTCATATTGTAAATATTTCTGGGAAGCACATACTGAATTGCCGCATATCCGGATTTCGGAGTTAGAGCGGGTGGTGGCAGAAGTCGAACGACCTAAACCTCCCGCGAAAGCGGCGACGGCTATGACGTAAAACTATATCTACCTCCGGCTTCCACTTATTGCGTCCCATGCCGCCGCGGCGCCTTCTCGAATCGCCATTCCAGGTCGATTATGCTGAGCATAATAGTTTGCATTCAATCCATGACGCATGACACCCGAATTATTGAGTGCGGCATTTACACCGGACTGTATTACGGAACGTTGGATGTTCGTGATAATACTTTTTTCATCAGGTCGGATTGTTGATGCGAAATGAATAACAGACGTGGCCATTTTCGTATTATAATATAGTATAATACAATATATTATATCACATAAGAATGATCGAATATTTACCGTTGATTACAGCAGGTGGGTATATACTATATGTTCTAACAACTGACCTTATAACATACATAAAGGGAGAATAATTATAACATTACAACGTTAGAATGATTGTACCTATTGGCGTGGATTGTGGATTGGCGGATTTTATAAAAAAACATAACTTACGAAGTTTTTCATTTCCGTTTGACTGGATTGTTACATATAACGGCGTATCATCATGTATAAATGATGATTTCAAATCATTTACAGAACCGCTGGACAATCGAATCAACAAGTATGATATGTATTTCCACCACGATTTTGTTCATCCGCATTTATTACAGAAGGACACAGAAAAATATGTTCGCAGATACAACCGATTGATGGATATATTTAAGTCGGCTGCCGAAGAAATTATATTTATTAGAAAAGGGCACGCACCTCATCATCATCCAGAGCATAATGGTAAATATACGAAAATCACGAGTGACCTTGAAGACGCTGAAAAATTAGATATTGTTCTTCAAACAAAATATCCGAACTTACAATACAAAATAATTGTGATATTGGTGTGCGGTGATTGTTTTCAATCGAGTCAGGAATATACAACTGGGTCGAGTCGTATTGAAATACACAATATTGCGTCGGCTAAGGTAGATGATGACCGGTTCGATAAACTTTGTCGAACTATTTTCAAGGTGTAGTAATGTCTTTCATCACCGCATCCACGCTCTCCAGCGCACCTTCCACCCACCCTTGGTGTCGGCTCACCACCTCTCCGACGACCACCATTCCAGGCATCGGATGTTGTGCCTTTCGAATAAAGTCGGGTCGCGTTTTATATTCACATGTTGGCAGCGGCGTATAATAATGCGTCCCGTCTGTCCAGTGATAATCCCGTATCGCCATAATATTAAGCGGCGGTTCACTATTTGGTATTCCAAGTGCTTGTTTTATCCACTTTGAATACATTTCGTGAGCAGCTGGCGTATTTTCAAGCGCACCCTTCGCTTTCAGTGTCTTCGCATGTTGATTGTCCGTATAAGCCACCATATATACTCCTTTATCAGGGTCCATCGGTATCAATTTTTGAAGTGGGCCTTGAACTACGGTGAATGCCTGAACATACTTTTTCATTATTTCGGTGCTTGCACGGTCAAACTTCGCATAAACAATAATGAAGGGTTGGCCTTTGATGTGTTGGTATATACTTGTCGGAGATGACGCACCTGGAACAATTTGTCGAATACCTTTTATCGTTGTCGCTACAACGACTTGATTCGCATAATAGTTCTTATGATTGGCGGTGGCGGTAGTAATTTGAAACCGATACATGGTATTGGCGTCAGTTTTTTGCGAGACTACCTTCACCACCTCGGATGAAAATCTGAAATGCTTTTCCCCGATTTGGTGATACAATCTCTCGACGAGGTCGCCCCAAGGAATGTGAAGCGCTGTCCATCCGCTACTCACATTATCATCCATTCCGTAATGTGCCAACGTTTCGTAAATATCTGCGTCTTCGAAATCGGTATAACCGGTAGTAATGACAAAGTCTTTGTATTTCTCGGGACCAAGTATATCTATGAAAAACTGCTTGAATGTTTTATCTTGATGTTGTGCGGGGTGTTTCTTGTATGCGTGCTTCAATTCCCGAATAATACTCATGATATCAACCGGTTGAAATGCGGCGTAATTTCGCGTGGATTTGAATTCCGAATACGGCGTCTTGATATCTTTCAGTAGTTGTATAAGTGAGTGGTCTTTGTTTTTACGGCCGACACCCGCACCGACGACGACATCAGCGCCGTAAAATGACTCATTGCCTGCGCGACCACCCATCCATTTTTTCGGATTTTTCTCTAAAATCAGGAATGACGTATTTGCGGGTGCGAAGCGTTTGATTTGGTATCCCGCATATAGACCGGCGATGCCGCTTCCGATGATTATAATATCAACGCGGTTGTTGTTCATATTATATTAAGGTTGGGTTATAATTTATTCAACAATATTATTACGTTCAATAACTGTTTCTTTTGCAATATTCTTGACTACTTTCATTATATTATCATCTTCGCCATCAAGAACATTTTTTGAAAATTTCATATACATGTCATTCGCGCGCGTATCGCTATTCTCACATTCCGGATGTTGCTTGGCCCATTCATTCAACAATCCAATATTCTTATGCTCGACTGTTCTGACGGCTTTAATAAGGTTATCACTATTAACGCCTTCTCGTTCCCATTTATCATGCTCCTTTACATACAATACTTCGCGCTTACGGTCGCTACAATGAATAGGTCGTTTATGAACATCTGTATTTTTCAGATTATCAATAAAGATACTTGAAATACCCTTTACATAACCGTTCCGGCCTACATTTTCCATGTCTTCCGTGGATAGTTCGATCGAATTCACAAAATCACTCATGTTCATCGCATCCTTACACTTTTCGTTCAGGAAAAAATTGACACTAAAATGATTATCGCCTTTGTGGTTATAAATATTGTTATTTGTAACAGATGCCGGATTATTAGTATTATTTAAACATAGTTCCAATACTTTATCGGTGGTTGCTTGTTGGTTTGCTATAAGTCCTTGTTGGTTTTTTACGATATCAGCAATAATATTTTTGAATGCCACGTTGTCTTGTAATATTGTATTCATCATATTAACAATATTTGCGTCGTTTGTATTCGTTATTTTCGTTTGCTCGGTACCGACTCCGTTACATGTTTTCATATGACGAGACAATCCGGATGAATAAGCATAACATAGACCACAATATTTACATTTGCGGTTCTTATTTGAAGAATGATTTATAATTTTCGGAGTAATCGACTCATTATTTTGTTCATTTGAATTATCAACGATATTCAATACTATTTCATTCTTCTCGGTGTAATCTTCGTTTTCGTTGTTTGGTTCGTCTAAATGTGATATACCACACTTTGATATATGCTTCTTTGTTTGAACATGTTTTTTATAGTCATAACGATTTAATGTATAAAAATTACAAATATTACAAGAAAATATCATTTTATACATATCCTATGTAATATATATTTAATTTATTTCATTATTTATACACGTGTTTTACAATCAGACGTTTTCAGCTGATTTAATTGTAAGTATGGGTTACTTCGTCCGGGTTGCGTTTTCGTATCAATCAAAAATATTTCACACCATTCATAGTGTGGATTTTATGGCCATTCACGATAACAAATGGTAATTTTGTTATCATGTCCAAAAAAATGTCCATTTTTGGGACGTCGGCCAAACCGCCTCCTCCGCCGCATTTCAAAAAAATCAGTCACATTTTTTTCGTCCAAAAAAAAGTGTTGTGAGCATGTCAGTCACACGCGTATTTTTTTTGTTGTTTCAAAAGTCTTGGCCGCCATAGCCAAAATGGACAATTATAAAATGTCCATATTTTTGTAATAAAAACGCAGCCCGATTATTATATATCAACGCGTAATTCACACACGATAAACAGTAAGAAAATATATAACATCTCGCTATATTACCATTTGTTATCATTTTTAAAAAATGTCCATTTTTGAGAACCCCGGCTTCGACCGTCCGATGTTCATCGATTTTTCATGATTTCAAACGAAATATTTTCGGCGGAAAACCTACTTTTCAAACGAAATATTTTCGGCCGATGGCCAACTTTTCAAACCAAATATTTTCGGCAAAAAACATACTTTTCAAACGGAATATTTTCGGCGGTTCGCTGACTTTTCGGCCTTCGGCCGTCCTTCCAAAACCCGCGAATTTTATATAAACCGTTCTGTATGTATTCTACTATATTTCCCAATCTCCAAAAATGGCAATTTCCGATATTATTCTGATGTCTCTCGTTACAAGTATTCCTATTCTTTATACATTCCCGATGATACTCGCGCATTTTTTCCAAATTCAAGGCTATAAAATTTCGGACCAAACCGAGTGTAACCAACTTATCAACAAGTTAAATATCCGCCGTTCTGTATTCTATCAAAATGGCCGGCCATTCGGTCTATTCTATGGAAAATGGTATATCGGCTATATTTATTCAAACGAAACACAGCATGGTAGTCAAGGGCAAGTCATGTATATTGTTATGAAACGTGCGACGTATGAAACCGCCACAGGTAAAAGTTCGTTGGCACGACCAGACACTTCCGCCGCTTCCGCCGCTTCTTCCGCCGCCGCGGTCGGCGCGACCATCCTAGAAGACAAAATCATCGACATCCGCGAACGTCGCGGCAATCCGTGGTGGTGGGAATATTCTGACCGTAAATATGACGCAACCAAATTCCTGAAACGAGAACCGAGAGATTATCAACAGAATATTATCGATGATATTCTCTCCGTCATCAAAAATAAATCCTCGCGAAGCGGTACATTTTTCATTCATGGCGAGCCAGGGACTGGCAAATCGTTGCTTACTCTTCTGTTAGCCAAGCAAATCGGTGCGTATTATTGTGATACATGGAAGCCGACTGACCCAGGCGACAATCTCTCGAAAGTATATAGCACAATCTCTCCCGATGATGATAAACCTCTCGTGTTGGTCCTTGAAGAATGCGATAAACTCATCATAAATGTCTTGGATGGAAATGTAAAACCACATCTCTATATTCCGATACCCATGATGGATAAATCAGACTGGAATTCGATGCTGGATAAAGTCACAGACCTGGGATTTTATCCAAATTTAATATTGATACTTACGTCGAATATCTCTCGCGACGAGATTCATGAAAAGGACGCGTCAGTGCTGAGAGATGGACGGATTGACAGGGCGTATCATATGACGCGTAGCGTAACGTAGCGCAACATAGCTGATGAATGTAATATAAACATTACTAACATGATTATATTATAAAACACAATGACAACCGTTGCCCCCTATGGTCGATTATGTAACCAGTTGATTCGAAACATGGCAATTTCTCTTCTCGCAAAAAAACACAATCTACATGTTATATATTGTAGTCATGATATTATTACACGTATGGGTATTGATTTATTTTGCGGAACTATGATCCATCCGACAACCCAAATTATAACCGACCACACTTATTTTAAATTTTATAATGCCGACAAAATCACGTGTAATCTAAATCCAAACAATAATTACGGATATTTACAAGTGAAAGAAATCATCAACCTCATCTACGATGAATTTCGTAAGGAGAGTGTAAAATCCAAGATTATGGCGCAAAATCCATTCAAAGCCCGATATAATCAAAATAACGATGTATATGTTCATGTTCGTTTGGGTGATATCGTTCATTGCAATCCAGGTTTAACATATTATATTAACGCGATACGAAACGTGAGCAGTTATGATAAGCTATATATTTCGACAGAAACGCCGGACCACGAGTATATACAAACACTACTGAAAGAGTTTCCAGGCGCAGAATTGGTATCATATAATCAAGTAGAAACAATCCAATTTGCTTCTACATGTAAGCATATCATTCTATCACACGGTTCATATTCTGCCGTAATCGGCTATCTCGCGTTCTTTACGGAGAATGTATATTTCCCTGAATTCGAAAAAGGTAAAATGTGGTATGGTGCGTTGTTTTTTATTCCATCGTGGAAAAAACTCAGCTATCATATTACAGACCCGAGCCAAATTAATCATTTTGATCCAAATCCATGTAAAGCGCCGTGGGAAGAATAATTAGGGCGTCAGCGTTGCGTGTCGTTAGGTTCTGCGTCCTTTTTTCCGATAATTACGGACTCCACCTATACCGCCAGATGCTAAACTGTGTGGTTTATAGTAAAACTGGTTATTATCAGTGAATAATGCGCGATTCCCAAACATTACTGGAAGAAACCACGATGGCATAGGAGGCGGTGGTGTTGCGAATGTCGGAACAGTTGCAAATGTTCCGGCGGTGTTGGTAATCGTGGCCCCAAGACTGCCAGAAGCACCTGTCGCGGTGAGTAACAAAACTGTGTTGGCAGTATTTGAAACCATCGAAGTGCTCACCGTAAAATTTGCCGTATATTTCGCAACACCCTTGATATAATGAAAATAATACATGTAGCCGCCAAACGCAGCACTTGGAGTAAGTGTGCTCTCGTTGCCAATCAACAGATTTTCAGAATTCGTATAATTATATGTATCCGCCAAAGGTGTTCCAAATGAGACGCCATTCATATAGAATGTAGTTGTTCCACCGGTTCTACAAATCGCAAAATGAACCCATTTGTTTTTATACTGACTCGATGTAAGACTGGCAACAAGATAAGGAGAAGTATTTCGCCAATAATAGAACCTACCGCCTTCAATCGATACACCGATGCTTACTGTATTCGTGGTATATGTCCCCTTCTAAAAAATTCGCGGAAACGAATTCGTATCGGTTTGATACTGAAACCATTCCACGGTGAAATCCTGCGTCTCGAAATTAAGAGCTGTATCATTCGGAATGCTAATATAAGAACTTGTATTTCCAGCAAAAGATAAACTAGACATCGTATGCGTAGTTTATATTTATGATATAATATTATTTCATACATTTTGTATTGTTCCAAATAACCGATCCATAAAATAGTTCATACCGTAATTAGAGTTAAACAAACGATGATGGTTTTGATGAAATCCATCTGTTGTTCCGGTATGAGAAGATAAAATTGTGTTTATTGTCGCAACGGTTCCAATCAAATAAATATGAAAAATCGAAAAGCGAATAAAATAATGTAGTAAAAAAATAGATCCAAAGTTGGTAATTATTGCGTCGAAAGGATGAGCATATAACGCAAATATACCAATAACATTACTATTTTCATGATGAGTTTTATTATACCTATACAGATATTTACTGTGAATAATATAATGGATTGTGTAAAACCATACTTCTCCAACAACGATTTGTGAAACAATATATGAAATTTCAGCTAATATAGAATGAAAGTAATCAAAGGGTGGTAACATATATAAAAGACATCCTAACGAAAATGGTTGAAATACAAACACATTCCAAAAGAGATTTTCAAAATGATGAATTTTTAATTTTCCCGCATATAGTGCTTTATTTTTAGTATAGTCATAATAACTTGCGACAATATACAACCAAGAGCTATAAAAAGGAACAATAAGCACATATGCATGATTGCGTTTTATAATATAAATAATTATTGTTTATATTATACATAATTGTATTATTCAAGTTGTCGTTACGTCGATGTCACTCACCCCCGTAGAACTCACCCGTGATTCATTCAAGGGTCTGCTTGAATTCAACTCGAAACAAAGCAAGCACACGATCCTGAAACTTACCGCAGATTGGTGTCGACCGTGTAAAACGATTAAAGAACTCGCGATAGATCAAGTCATCAATATTGTCATGAAGTTGGAACGACCGGTCGAGTGCTACGAAGTGAATGTGGATGATTCTCTCGATTTTTACGCATTCATGAAACAAAAACGTATGGTGAATGGCATTCCAGTTTTCCTCTTTTATAAAGCCAATAATACCGAATTCATCCCGGATGATTCAGTGACTGGCGCGAATCCTCCGGATATCATCGCATTTTTCGCGCGATGTGCTAAGGTCTAGCATAAGCACCGCGACCACGGCCGCCATCGCCGCCACCGCCGCAGTGATGTTATTTACTGTATTACATAGAGGTAAATAACATAAAATCATGACTATATAATAAGTATTTGACTCCACCCTGCCATCGATGGAATCGCTCGACCTCAATATCGACAACTACAATCTTCCGGATATTCTTTCGTTATTCAACGTTCCAACCTTATTCAACGCGGAAGACTTGAAACGTGCCAAGCTCGCCGTCCTGAAAACGCACCCGGATAAAAGCCAGCTTCCAAAAGAATACTTCATCTTTTTCACGAAAGCTTACCGCATTCTACATCAAATTTATACAATTCGCAACCCCATCACGGATGAGCATTATACGCAAAGGGTCGAGCGAACACCGCGAACATCGGCCGTGCCGGCGGTTCCGGGAATCAAGTGTGTCGATAAAGATACACTCCGTCGGCCATATACTTCGGTGGATGGCGGTGGCAGCACGTCGGCGGCAGCAGCAGGTTCAAAAGTCGTGGATTATAACCGCCTGATGCGTGGTGAGGGGTATCATCCGGATCCCGATGACGAGTATTCGCAAGCTACACATGAGAGAATGAAACGGCGGCTGGATGAGATGATGACTGGCGATGGTAGCACCAAAGGCACGAATGCTTCCGCGAAAGTGAGCGAATTTAATCGATGGTTTAATGAGAAATTCGAACAATATCGGCTGAAAGATGAAGAGGCGGAGACGGGGTATGAAGAGTGGTTTCGTAATGGACAAACGGATGCCGACCACGCTGCCAACCACGACGCCGCCAACCACGACGCCACCGAAGGCGCCAACAACTGGGCAGATAAAGTCGCGATACTGAATCAACGCAAGCAAGAACTCCGGAATAAATATGCGCTTGTCGAGAGAAAGGAACTGGAATACGCCGGCGGCAGCAGCAGCACATATGACCTCACGAGAGAACGACCCCAAGAATATTCGAGCGGGATATTCGACAGCCTCAAATACGAAGACTTGAAGAAAGCACACACCGAGACCGTTATTCCAGTCACCGAAGAGGACTACTACAAAACCCGTAGATTTAATACTGTGAATGAACTACAAACATTTAGAGACCAGTCGCGCCGGGATTTATACAGTCAAACAAACCCAGCGGAGCAAAGGCAAATCTACGAGCAGTCGCGGGTGCGTCAAGAAGAGGAAGATACACGCCGCGCCTTCATTTTAGCCAAACAGGATGAAATCTCTCGCGATATTCATAAGAAATTATACTCGGATGTATTTCGGTTGGAGAATTGAATGTGTTATTTATTCTCTCAGATATATAATAGACCACAATCATATACACTAGCCTCCGATGCTCGAAAACAAAGTCATTAAACTGGCGATTGCCTACCTCCTTATTATGATGATTGGTTTCATTTATAACAAATATAAGAAAACAATCGAAGTGAAAGAACAATACGATGACGGTCAGCTCATCCAGAAGTATCTCTTGAACGATAGCAGTATCACCAAAAACAATAAACCGATTCTGTGGGTTCATATTGAATTCGATAAAAATGCACGGTCATGGGATAGTTTCGGATCAAGAACGAATGACAACCTGAATCAGCCGTATCAATACCTAACGATTCGCAATATTATTGAACACTGCGGTGAGAGCTTCAACGTATGTCTCATCGATGATGACGCGTTCGTGAAGATTATACCGGAATGGCGCACACGCGTGGAACATCTGCCGCGCCCGCTTCGCACCCATGTCCGCGACCTCGCACTTGCTACCGTGCTTCATATCTACGGTGGATTCCTGATTCCGAGCTCCTTTATATGCTTCCATGACTTACGTTCGCTCTATGACGCACATCTTGGCACCGCGAATGTCGTGATGGGCGAACTGAGGACGACGTCATCTCTCGCCGCAGAGAAACAATATTCGCCATCGACAAAGATGATGGGCTGTAAAAAATTCGACCCGGTGATGAAAGAGTTTATGGAATTCTTGATGGATATCAACAGTCGCGACCAGACACATGAAATGGATTTTACGGGAGAAACGACGCGCTGGTGGTGTGCGAAACAAGCGGCGGCACCGAAGGCGGTGAGTCTGATTCCTGCGGAAGAACTGGGTGTGAAAACCACAACGAACAAACCGGTTTTACTGGAAGAACTCCTTGCCGATGTTGATGTCCCGCTTTCACCGACGACCGCAGGCATCTACATTCCAGAACAAGAAATACTAAGACGAAGCAAGTTTCAGTGGTTTGCGCGTCTCTCGCCGAAACAAGTGCTTGAATCAAAGACGCTGGTGGGGAAGTATTTGTTGATAAAAGCGTCGGGATGCTAACACCGGCCACTCCACGCCGCCACTCCCACATCCACTCCACGCCGCCATGTCGCGTCGGTTCTAGCACGGGTTATCGCCCTGCGTCGTGTGGGGGCGCAACCCCAACAGGTTATTCGTGAATAATGCCAATTCAATATCATGCTCATGTATGTTATGGAATATCGTAATGTATTTACAAATCAACGATGTAATACGATACTTTATGTCTTCACTAAACAAAGGTGTCATCTTAACAAATAAGAAATAGTTGTCCAAAATATCCAATACAGAATATCCTTCATCGTTCAATTGAAATAATATATGGTTGGCATTACGCACTCGTGTATTTATGTCACACGTGTTATCCAAAATAATGCGAGTATATTCCTCGAAACAGTGAAATCCGATATTTGAACATATCTTGTTTGCAAGGTCAATCGTAATCTCTCGGTCCATCAATTTCGTCTTTTCCAAATAATTGATAAGGGTGCGCACTGATCCATTCGAAACGCGAAGCAAGAAATCCTCCGCTTCGCCCGTAATCATCAAACGTTCATTCGCTTTTATCTTTAGCATAATTTTATGAAGACAAGGCCGATTTAGTTGATTAATTTTCATGATGATGTTGCGTGTCTGAAATGTATCCACTACTTTCTGAATATTCGTGCATGACGAAATAAAATGAACGTTATGACTGTATTTATCGATACAATTCCGGAAAACTTGTTGTCCTTGTTCGTTGATGAGGTCGATGTCATCAAGGAGCACAATTTTCTTTTTTCCAGGTATCATCGTCATCGTTTGACAGAACACTTTCACATCATTCCGGTAGTATTGAATCCCCTGTTCTTTCAAACTATTCAGAACCAGAATATTCTCTTTTATCGCGGTATTACTTGCCCCGGATTTTTTGTAATATTCGCGAATCATCGCATTAATAATCGACGTTTTTCCTGAACCTGAATCGCCATAAAACATGATGTTGAGGTTATCCATTTCGATAAGACTCTTAATGATCGTGACTGTATTTTCATCCAATTGTTCAAAATCCGGTATTTTCCACGGTTGATATTTTGCGATAAATGGAATATCCGGAGATAGATGATGATTCATTTTATGCGCGTTCCACTAATGTATAATAAATATAATGTTTAAGTAATAACATCATCCACTATCAATCCATCGCGAAAACATGTTCTTTAATTTCCCGTTCGGCGGCGCAGCTAGTGGCGGATTTCCTGGGCATAACGGTCATGGATTCGGCGGACCTGAAATGTTCTTCGAGTCAGATGGTTTCCCTCCACAAATGAACGCCGACAACATCGACAAAGACAAGGATTATTATAAAATATTAGGCGTGGATGAAAAGGCAAGCGAAGATGAAATGAAGAAAGCATATCGAAAGATGTCGATGATACACCACCCCGATAAAAACGGCAACACCGATGAAAGCAAGCAGAAATTCCAAGAACTGAATAACGCATATGAGTTATTATCTGATGCGAATAAACGACGAACCTATGATATGATGCGTAAAGGTGGTGGAGGCGGCGGCGGTGGCATGCCGAACGTATTCCATTTCGGTGGTGGCGGTGTTCCGCCTGGCATGCCGCCCGGTATCCCCGAAGAACTACTTCATATGTTATTTGGAGGCGCGGCGGGAGGTCATGGTCCTGGAATGGGTCCAAAAGTAGTATTTCAAACATTCCATAATGGGCGAATGAATGGGGGATTCACGCATCAGGCACATTCACAACAGCAGCAGCAACAACAAGCACCCCCCAACGTTCGTGTATATCAGGTTCCAGAGACAATCGTGAAAACTGTTTCACTCACTCTCGAACAGTGTTACAACGGTTGTTCAATTCCACTCGAAATAGACCGTCAAGTACCAGATAATGATATCATCAAGATAGAACGCGAGATGATCCATGCGCAAATACCGAAAGGTATTCTTCAAGGAGATACGATTATATTAAATGATTGTGGTCACATGAATGAAGTGGGAATGAAAGGCGATGTCCGTATCATAATCAACGTCCTCCAACACGCCTTATTCAAGGTGGAACACCTCGACCTAACCATCGAAAAAACAATACCACTCAAAGCGGCATTATGTGGATTCGATTTCGAAATCACACATCTGAACGGACGTATATTCAAACTCGCCAACAAGCCAGGCAACGTGATTAAACCGGGTAATATCAAAACAATACCTGGTTTGGGTTTAGAAAAAGGCGGCGAATCCGGCGTTCTTAAAATCAAATTCAACGTTGAGTTTCCAGATACGCTTACACCCGAGCAAATTCAGACGCTTCAACAAGGTCTGTAATCAGAACGAGAATCATTAAATCTCGATGAACTTCACATTTGAATACCCAGAAAAAAGTGATTCGCCGTATATAGCATAAAGTCCGTCGGCACCGGTTTCAACGCCGTTGATACGAGGATACAAACGTATTCTCACGACATACCCAATGACGGTAAAGCGGCATATTACAGTTAAACTCTGTGTTCCACCCACCGTCGCAGAAGTTGTTCTGAACCGCCCATTTGTTGTAAATAACGAAGGATTTGAGCTGATATTAAATGACAGATCCGCAATACTATTACTTACATCAAATACGTTATTCCAACTCGAATCTGACCCTAGATAATTTGACGGAGGGGTATATTCAATAAAACATTCATAATAATCAGCATTTCCGTTATAGGTAGGATAATCAAAAAATACAGTCAGGCCGTTAAAACTACCGGATATTGTACTTGAACGCGAACTATATCTTAAATTCGGCGTGCTCGGCGTATAAGGATACAACGAAGGATATACAATACTATTGAATGAGTCGGCGATGGGTATGTTATTCACCATTGACATGTAAGTATATTCAGAAAACGCTTTCTCACTATTATATTCATTCATAATGACGGTGCGAATCCGAAATTGAATCGGTTGCTCATTTACACCGCTTATATTCGAATATACCGTTTGATATCCGGCGACGCCGCCATTTTCCGCAGTCGGAATAAAAATCTCATTCGATACATCTTGCCAATTACGTAATAGAAAGTTGTTCGAAGAGATGTCTCGGCGTTCAAGTGTAAAATATTTATATCGATAATACGGAGCGATAACATCTGTTTTATAATAATTCGGGTCATTCGAAAAATCAGGTAAATTCCACTTCAACGTCACGGTGCCGTTATATCCTTGTGCGGATAGTGTTAATGGAGCCAGCGGCGTTCGAAATGGTATAATATAGGTGCCTTCCGGGTTGATACTACGATACTCGGCTGGTATGAACTTTTCTTCATTTTGTCTATCTATGAATCGTTGAACTGGTGATACGGTAATCTCATAAGCACGTCCTGATTTCAAATACAGTTGAGCATTCGGAGTCGGCGACGCGTCAATATCGGATTGTAAGCTGGACGGGATTGTATATGTTACAATACCACCGGTTGGTTGAAGATTTGGCGTTAATATCGAACGAAAGTTGCCATCGTCTTGAATTGATGACTGGTACTCTTTTGGAAATAGGTTTTCCTGCACATAATCGGAAGGAATTAATATATTGATATAATATTGAGGCTGAGATGAATACTTCCATCGAAGCACGACTTTACCGCCTTCATTCGTAGATATCAAAGAATAACTCATATCGGTAATCGGGTCGTTGAAATCATTACCCATCAAGATTTTCACTTGACTAGGCGCTGTTCCATATTTTGAACCGGAAAGGTCTTGATCTAGGAAAAAATCGTTGATGTTGAACGGTGTTATTGTAAATAAATATTTTTTACCATTTACAAATGGGGAATAGATATTACTCTTCAACGTTACAGTAAATTCAGTTGGTAAGCCTGAAAATGTTCTAACCGGTGCTACACCATTCAATATTATCTGCCCTGAATAAAAAATAAACCGATAATCACTTCTAGAAATATTACTGATAGTATAATCTAATTTCAAATAATAACCGTCGCCATTACTTGCGTCGATACGAATCATCGTAGGTGGTGTTTGGGTTTTCAAATGAATGAGTTTATTTGGTGGATTTCTACCGACAATCGGGTTGCCTGTCATATAATCAATATAATTATAAACCGGATTTGAGGCGGCTTCCGGGGTTGATAAATTATTATATGATACAGTATATGTTCCCGAAATATCAAAGACGTTGGAGATATCTCTTGTGCGATTACTATAATGTTCAAGATGACCACGTATTGAAAGATGAAACGATGATTGAATAGTTGAATTCCATGTTCCACTAGTCGGATCCGGATCACGAGTGTAATACCATTTCAACTGAATGTTCGATAGATCGAACGCATTTTGTTTCAATAATCCGCTTTTGTAGAAGAATGAAGTTTCCGTATTTGTATATTTCAAAAAAATGTTTGAGGGATCAATAATACTCGTATCTTTGTTTAAGTAGCGGTCGGTTTCCTTGATCGTAATCGGACGTGGAAGTAAGATAAAAGGTGTTAATTCGTTGCGTAATGTATTGAAATTGTTGATTTCATTCGCAGATAAAAGAGAATATCGTTTATTGGCGGTATATAGTCTGCGAAAATCGTCGAATGGATAACCCCGATTTGCAATCGACCATAATCCGTATTCAATACTATTTTGATGATAACGTCTTTTATTTATATATTTGTCTTGCTGTCCTGGTGTTTCAACAACCTCCTCATAGTCAATAATATAGTTTAAGATTGGCGAACCGGCGTCATCTTGTGGGATTTTCCATGTAATAATTGATAGTTCATTACCAATAACAGGAGTGCCAACCATACTAATTGGTGAATTATCTGGGCGAGCGAATGGAATACCGGACAACGCCGTTGAATAGACTGAACGCCCTAGTTCATTTACACCAGCCAATCGAAAATAATACTTGAAACCGTTGATTAGTTGTCCCGATAATGGCGTATTTAAATTCAAACTCGTATTAATATATTGCTGTGTTTCGAGTGTATTATATTTATAAGTCGATACTGTTTGCTCATACACTTGTTTGTTTTGGTCGCTTACATATACATTTATATCATCAAATCTATCGAATTGTAGTAAGTTACTGGACACATCTGGTGTATATTCCAGCGATGTCACCCAGCGCCCGGATATATCAAATGCTGTTTGTATTATGAAATATTGTATTTCATAACCGGTGAATGCTGGTTTTTCCCAATAAATATTAACGCGATTCGATGTTCGTTCGGATTCAACCGTTAATGTATCTGCGCCAAGACTATTGATTCGATTCACAATCTGGTTTGGAACTGAACCACACCTGCGTGTAAATAACGATGAGAACGCACTTGGTCCCACAATATTATAGGATGAAATGCGATATGAATAATAGATGCCATTTGTCAAATTAAAAAATGAATACCGAGGCGCCAACTGTGTGTAGGTATCTCCGATGTTATATAATGTATTTGTGGAACTGTCTAATTCATACGATCTGGCCAACGTGGGGTCTGGCCCCGCAAATCGATACGCTTGGTGTGGAGAGAATGTTTGCGATAGCATTTTAACTTGAAACGAATCCGCCTGAGAGGTCATCGTCTTAAAATAACTATTATAACTCGGGTCGGTTATTGTTAGTTGAAATAAGAAGACGAGTTGAGTATGTGAATGATCAACCACGGGTGAAAAAGACGGAAATTCAGACGCACCGCTAATATCGAATGTTCGAGAAACAATACTGAAAGATAAGTCGGACGACGACGACGACGACGACGAACCTGCGGCTGCTGCGGCTGCGGTGGCGGCAATTTTCGCATAATTCGCCGTATCATTCATCGAGATGTCGAATAACATGCGAGTATGATAGGATGCGTCAGAGACAGTCGTCAAAAAATCTCTCACATTTGTTGTGTTATAACTGTTGACGCTTATGAGTGTGGTTGTTTTCAGGTATGGGCGAGAGAAGCCGCGAATACGTATATGAAACGGAATGTTTAAATTCGCGGAGAGATCGGCCAGCGGGGTTCCACCAGAGCGATGAATCGGCAAATATGAGATATCTGTCGTGAGTTTCGAGAGATTTGCCAAATAGTTCCATGAGAATGACCAGGTTGCTTTTCCATAATCCTCCATGGAACGCGTCATTTTGGGCATGTGATACAATATACCTCCGCTAGAATCATTTTCGATGACGACAGGCGACGACGACGACGAAGCATTAAATGTGCTTACAGAGAATCCGAGACCCGCCGTGCTTAATCCAAGTCCAAGTCGTTGAGATGTAAAATCTCTCGAAATCGGAAAACGAAACGGCGCGATACGTAGACTTTTTACGAGGATACTATATTCACGGTCCATCGTCGATGGTGTCGGCGCATTTGCCGAAGAATACGTATTGCTTGATATACTTACTCGCCCGGAAACGACATCCCCTGGTTTTAGATATTTAAGGTCGCGGCTAGCAGCACGGGTATCTGTGGATGATATACCGGGAAATGTAATCGGAAAGATATCCACCATATTTTTACCATTATTTTGTGGCATCGGACCGAAACAATTTACGACAGAATCATATGTCCTCGTTGTATTCAATATTAAATCGACGCGTTTGTCGCCAGGATTGATACTTGCTTCTTTATAAATCGAGAGAGTCATTGTGGTGACTGCTATCGACGTTGGGTCTGGATTCAGTATGGCAATCGGACGGTCATTATGATATTCCCATGTCACTTCGATTTCGCCATAATATCCCAAATCAAAGAAATTCGCTCGGGAATGTGCCGCCGATTGTGTCGTCGTGATATTAAATAATATGTTCGGGAAATTTATATCAATCCCCGTGAATAATCCTGCCGCCGATAGGATTTGAGTATAGAATGGGACTGGCAATGCATATGAATAATAAGATGGATTGATCGGACTTGCGACTGTTGGGTCTAATATGGTGCTGACTGCGGGGCCAGGCGAACTCGGCGATACTCGTTCTTCTGTGTAAAAAAAGTAATTTTTAATTGTAGAACCATTTTCGGATGGGATTTTCCATGAGAGGTCATTGCGATTCTGAAAACCGACACGAACAATACTAGATAATACATCGAATGTTGCGACTGCGGAAGAGGGTATAAAATTGATGCTAAGGTCGCTTTGAGTGGCGCGAATCTGCGCACGACCTTCTCGCAATAATGTAACGGTGCGATTCGATAACGATATTGTATTCGGTGTTAAAACTTCATAGACAAACCCAGACGGATTATTGGAAACAGGGTCGGTTAAGTTAAATGAACCGTCGGCCCATTCTTTGGGAGGGATGACGAAGTTAGAAATGACGGTTTGTGCGCGATTCACGATGAAAACGGCGGTGATTTGGGCGGAAGTATAACCAGGTGTTGCGGCTTGTGTAGCCGTAATCGTGGTTTGACCGCTATTTCGGATTGTCACGGTTCTCCCTGAGATATCTGCAACATGCGAATTACTGCTAGTGAATGTGAATGTCGCCTCCGGAGTCAAATTATTCGAAGAGGGGTCGATGAGTTGAAATGGTGCATCACCATATGTCCTAGGCGTAGTAATCGAAAATCGCGATAGTGTAGGTGTAATCGTCGTCATCCTGATGGACTGTGATGATATTATTACTATGAATACACATAATAATAATAAAGTAAAGACGCGCTACCGCTCGCGATTCCGCCACACTACCGCTCCCAACGCTATGCGTTTAATTTTATCCACTTCGCTCTTCTGTAATCATTGACGGTATTGTTCTTGGCCTAACAACCCGATCGATTGTCTGGTTCTCATATATCTCTTTAATCGCATTCGTTCCTGTAATATCTTGATGCAGTTTGAAATGATTGGCCGTATTCGTAAAACCTACCAAATTTTCAGCATATATCTTCACGACATAACTATTCATTCTTGAATCGGGGCGTTGGCTTACATTATTACTTAATCCAATAACTGTTACTTGAAAGGATATCACCGAACTTCCATCATTAAATATAATACTATTGGCATAGTCAAAGGTTTGTCGTTGAGCATACCCGGTTTCACTCGGCGCAATATCATAATCCACTATAAACCGTAAAATACCCTCTGTGTTCTGTAAGTTAGTGCTGCTCCATGTAATAAGAAGCTTACTGTCCAAATTAGTATATTTAACATTCGTTAGTTTTGACGGAACCTTTCCAATTATAACCGGTCGTTGTAAATACGGAGAGTTTGGTCCAATAACTTTTCTTAATCCAACGATTTTCCGCCGAGCGACATCTTGCGTTACAGCAGCCACCCGAAATACATATGCCGTATTATTAAATAACCCGCGTAATGTATAATAACGGGACAACGATTTTGTAAAGACTCCAACAGGCTGTTCTGGTGCCTTCGGTGGTATTTTATCCCATAATACATCATCGACTAAAATGTTGTTCAAATCTTCATTTGTATTCGTAATTGTTGTTAAATCTGATAATACTCCAACAATATTGGCTGAACCTACTTCTGCAACTGTATAAAGATTGTATACCTTGTATTCGATATAATATCCAACAATCGGCGCTTCTGGCTCAATCGTTTCTGGGTCATCCCATTCCAGCGTAATTAATCCGGTATCGATTGAAGCGCTTACGTTGCGAATTACATCCGACGGGAAAAAAGGGACGCCTCGAACAGCCTTGAATGTCGTTGAATACCCAAAACTATTTCTAGAATAGATATGATATTCATATTCAAATCCGTTAAAAACGATTTCATAGTTGTCTTCATAAAACGGTCCAGGTATGTTATAAAACACGATCGATGGATTTGTTGAAAGAGTCGTGATTCCATTCGTTCGCGTTACATCATATCTCTCAATCCGATAATCTAAAATAGGCACACCTCCGGTAACATCAAGACTTGGCGGCCTCGTATCCCAATCAAAATAAAGTCGCACCAACCGATCGGCACTATTTGCTCTGAAAATAGGCGGTGGATTCGGCAATTTACCTGGAATACATGACACGACCGAGAGATTTGTGGTTGTAACTTGTGTGTATTCACTTGTATCACCGGAAACATCTACTACACAGTAACGAACATAATATCGGCGTCCATTCAACACATTACGGCTAATATCAAATATGTATTCAAACGCGGTTGTGTTTGAACCAACACTCGTTGTATTGTATTGAATCGTATATTCCGGGTAATACGCGGTATGTGGTGCGTTCAGCGTGAGGGGCGGATAATACCAGTTGTCTTTATCATCGGTGTATTGAATACGATACGACCAACCAGAATACGCGTTCGGTCCGGTGCTTCCACTTCCGACACCTCGATATTGACGCCATCGAAATCGAATGAATGAATCATTTGGCTCTATGCCGACAATACCTCCATTCTCTGGATTTGGATAGGTTGATAATGTGGGGGCGACAACCCGCGCAAGACTCACCGCATCGCTATTCGAAAACAGCGCGATCTGAAACGAGAGATCTGACTGTAAAGATATGCCGTAAATGTTGGATGAAAATACCTGAAAACAATAGGTGCCGCTTTGAAACCCTATTACGCCGGTGGGCGGTGTAATTTGTTTGCGTATGTAATTCGCCTTGACACCGATCGTATTGATCGCAATATTTCCAGAACTGTCTAAACTATATTCGTTGGGCTGAACACTAAATGTAGAACTGTATGATACGTCGGTCATCGCGCCGCTGCCATTCAGCCGTGTATATTTTGCCGTAAATGTAAGTGCTTTGCTGCCATTTTGTGTGAGTGCTGGCGTGAATTCAATACCGATATATTGCGGTGTGCTGTCGCTTGTTCCATTCCCAGCAGTTGTAGCGTGATACGACCGACGCACGATTTGACATGGAGATGGCGACGACCCAGGAACAACACTAATCGTTGCGGAATGCGGACTTTCGCCAAACCGATTTTTCGCGACGACCCAAAAATCATAACTAACACTGTTGGTTAGTCCATGAATCGTGACAGTTGGAAAAAAAACTAACATTTCGTTTAATACATGGGTAATCGGTGCGCCTGTAAGTTTGTAACGCACAATATAGGAATCAACAAGAATTTTATCACTATTTGGCGGTATCGCCCATTCTAAACGAGCGGACTGGTATAACGGGAATCCTGTAACGGACGTAATACGTTCGGGTGCGCCGAGAGTAGTGTATAGGGGAGTACAATCACTTAAATAAACAATAGATGCCATATTCTACGAACTCTTTCTTCTTCTACGAACTCTTTCTTCTTCTACGAACTCTTTCTTCTTCTACGAACTCTTTCTATGAATTCTTATAATACTTATGGCGATTATAAGAATTGAATCTGCCGCGCCGTTGGCCCGTTTGACTGTCCAGTCCCCGTCTAATTAATCCGTCTTGTGCTAATATCAGCAGCAACAATATAGACCGAATTCGCGGTAACAATAATGTATTCAGTATCCACCTTAAAAATTTTGGCGATGGGACTAGTGTATTCATCTTCACTCTTTACTAACAGTTTTTCGTTGTTGGAACGAACACCAATCAAACATGTTTTCTCTAATGAGCTGGTCCAATAATCCAAGATAATGGGCTTATCTTCCAAAATTGCGACCTTTGTAGCATGTTGAAAACAAGCATAGGTTGGAACACGGCTAATTTGCTGGCTACCACTTCCGCTGCTGCTGTCCTGTGAAACAACTGATGAAGCAGCACTTCCTCCGTTAGATGACATATCAAAAATATCTCGTATATAGAATACTCAATTTTTAAATCTTTATATTCTTTACGAACGAATATTTGCCTAAATGGAGAGAGCAGCGGTGGTGGCGGAAGGTTCATAATACCGGATATTTGCTAGTTGTAATCTTTTTTTTCGAGTGTTTTTCGCATTCGACGACGCGCCATCACCGCCGCTGCCTACCGTCGCAACCACTGCGCTTGGAATGTCGCCCATCTGAATCCCGGAATATTCTGTTGTGAGAACTGAACATATGAATCGATAAATCACCATGAGAATTTCTTCATTACATTTCCCTACAATCAATATACTCCCTGTTCTAAATATCATGAATGATACTTCATAATAGATTGTTTGATCCATCGATACGGGTTGTTGTCCGGACTGTTCCTCAACGGGTTTTCCAGGAATATAATAGAACTTGCTCTGAATTCCTGGGTAAGAGCACGAGTCGTAGTTACAATTCATGCGGTATTTGTATTTCAACAACTGGAATAAACGATCACGGTCGATATAAAACCCGCAATTGAAGTTAGAATTGATGAGTGCGGTTTCGCATCGATTTGGCAGAAAATCCAGGTCGTCGCCTAAATGCGGGCGCAAAACTGTAACAAGCAGTCGAAGAACATGTGTGAGCGTGCCATCTTCTTGAATACCTGGGATTTCCAGTTTGCCGGTGTTAAATACCTTTACATGCATTTCTTTATAAAGCACATCGTCTTCTGGTGCTCTCTCTTCGGCGGAAGCGATACCGCCGTTAATCCGAAGAATAAGAACAAAGCAGTTGAAGAATGCGCGTTTCTTTTTGGCGTTATTTCCTTGAAGGTCTTTTTTACAAAGCCCAATACTTACCTTGCGTTGGTCTTTGTATGGAATTCGCCCATTCGGGTTTTCAATATGTTCGATGATGAACTCTTCATAACACCGTGGTTGTTTTCCAAGTTTATCCTTGATGGACGCAATAAATGTGGGGTCGGTTGTTTGAAACTTGATTTGTTTTTTGATGACACCTTCTTTGCGTTCGTAATAATGTTGAACAGGAACGTCCCAGAATGCGTTATAAATATTGACTGATTTATTCAAGTAGGCGATTTTGGTCTTCGTCGAGATATAGATTTGAGAAATCGACGGATGAAATGCTGGCGGGGGTAGAGTCGATGACGCCGACGGCAACAACGCAGCATCCGTAGCATCAACTGCCGCAGTAGTATCAGAAGCAATTGTCGGGTCTAGAAACGAGTATGTTCGTCGTTGCGCCTTTTTTGAAATACATGATTTCTTCGCTGAAACAGCGCTAGCACTAGCGTTGGCACCGGCGGAGGTTATTTTTGGAGTGGTTGTGGATGAGCCAACACAACAAGCGAAAGCGGATGCGGATGGCGTGATCACTTCATTTTCTCCTTCACTTGTTTCATCGTTGTAGTCTTCATCGTCGTAGTCATCGGCATTATCGCAATGTTGTTGGCGTGATATACGTGTCATAAATTTCATCCATTCTGAGTCAAGTTCGGCCATGGTGTAGATGCTGGTGGTTTAAATGTATCATGATTGTTGAATCCATAGCATTTTTATTTCAATTCTTTACGAATCACGGTTATGAAATACTTTTACGGTTTCTTTTTCGTCACTTTAATAACGCGTTTTTTTACAGTTGTTAGCGGTATTGGGTCGGCGTTGGTTTCAACGTCGGCCTCGGCATCGGCCTCGGCCTTTTTAACCGAACAAAAATAACCCTTAAATTTCAGTATAAAATAATGAATAATATATTCGGTTCGTATGTGATGAAGATGAATGATATGTTCAATACTACAAAGAATATCTGTGCCGACAAATTCATGCGTTCGTTCGCGGACGATATAATATAAAAATTGTTTGATGATGGTTCGCGGGTCCATAAAGTATTTGGAACTAATCTCTCGAAAATAGGTTAGAATAATGTCATCGTTATCACATGACGCCGACGAATCCTGAAATAATTTCACAAGATGGTCCCATACGTGATGAGTAATGACATGAAGGTTTTGAAGATTGTCTTGATTTGTCTGAATATAGTTAATCATACTTCGAATATCGGAATGAAACTGTTGTTGTATTGCGACGAGGTTTTCATCGGAGATATTGAGTTGTTCGTTATCGCGTATTTTACACAAAAACGTAAATATATCCGCCTGAGGCAGTTGATTGAATCGCATGCGCACAAATTCGGTTTGTAATGACTCATCAATCCGAGAGACATAATTACATATCAAGCAAAATCGAACATTATTGTCGGTATAACTTGTGAGTAAATAACGAAGCGCAATTTGTGCGTTGGTTGTCATATAATCGACTTCATCCAATATGACGAACTTAATTCCGTTGCCAAACATTGACTTTGTGCTGACGAAACTGTTGATTTGATTACGAATAATGTCGATACCGCGTTCATCGGATGCGTTTAAATGTATCATCAAGCCGCGATTCTGCATGTTGAGTTTGGATTGATACGCAGTTACAAGATTCATAATGGTCGTGGTTTTTCCGGTGCCGGGGGGGCCATAGAATAATAGATTCGGAAAGTAGTTTGTTTTTAGGATATTTGAGAGAATGGTTCGATTCATCGGTTCCAGAACAATCTCATCGAAACAGGATGGTCGATACTTTTCAACCCAAGGCATCGTATCATTCGCCGACATCATATAAACAAGTATATCGGGTTGTGTTTATGTGTTTATGTGTTTATGTGTTTATGTATTTATGTGTGTCGAACATCGAAAAGGAATCAAAAACCCAAAGAATTGAAACAAGATATGCGTATTTATGAATATATACAAGTCTTCGACAATAGTATAACAAAGCGTCCGACACCACCCCCAGCCACCGAATTTCGATGTCATCATCAGGAACTCATGGATATTTAGAACTGATTCTTGGTTCTATGTTTTCAGGAAAGACCTCTTATTTACTCGAGGTGTATAAGAAGTGCGTGTTTTGTAATATACCGGTTGCTGTCATTAATTATGCTGCTGATAATCGTTACACGACCGAGTCGATGCTATCAACGCATGACAAGCAAATGATACCGTGTATATTAGCATCGTCTATCCGAGAGGCTGTTGAACATAATACTGACACGATACGCAGTGCTGAAACCATTCTTATCAACGAAGGTCAATTCTTTCCAGACATCGAAGACCAGGTAAAGCAGCTCGTGGAACACGCAAATAAGCGTGTGTATATTTGCGGGTTAGACGGTGATTTCGAGAGAAAACCGCTTGGTTCATTATTACAACTGATTCCATTCAGCGACAACGTCTTGAAATTAAAATCGCTTTGTAGCTTGTGTCGAGATGGAACGCCGGGTGTGTTTAGTTTCAGGACTACGAATGAGAAAAATCAGGTGGTCATCGGGTCGTCGAATTACATACCTTTGTGTCGCGGGTGTTATGAGAAGGAGTCGCGGAAAAAGGTGGAGGGGAGTCTCTAAATATAGACTATATGGGTGTCTTTAAGTTATTTTTGTGCGATAAGCCCGCGGCAAAAGGGTATAAACATAATTTGCAATGAATCATATATTCTGGTCGAGCACTTTCTTTCATTATGCCTACTTTTTCATATCCCACGCCCACACCAGCAGTTACAGTCGTTAAGCCTTCGAGAGGTGCGGCAAAAAAAAAGAATGCGAAGGGCTCGAATGAAGAAGTCAAGACAATACCAGAAACAATCGCAGAAAGTAAAGATTATGTCGAGACGTCGGCAGAAGAATCTACCTTACTACCAACGGTTGTCGAACCAGAACCAGAACCAGAACTAGAACCAGAACCCGAACAAGAATATGTCCATCGAGAGCCTACATTTCCAGATGTAGTAATATTGAAACAAACAGATAAAAATTATATCGTAAAGCATAATCATTATTCTATTCCAGTTAAAACTAGCGCAAATATTCATGATATTAGCATGGTAGGAGGTGGCGGTGGCGATCACGCTGAAGAGGACAGTAGCGCCGACATAAGAGTTGTCGGACAAACCGTTTTGGCTTCTACTACCGACCTCGTATCGCCGAACCAAATATACAAAGGCCAAATCAATAAAAAACGCGGTAGAAAACCCAAAGCCGGTATCATTTTAAATTCAAACACCGGTATATATGACACATCAGAAGTCCCGAACATTATATTACATCTGAAATGTCATTTATCTGATTTAAAGTCGAATGAATCAATTTCAAATTTCGATTATACTCCGTCAATCAGTGAAGTCGAGTCTTATAATTTATCATCGAATCTATTGAAGTCGAGTGAAATAATACATTCATATAATTCAGATACAAATGACAACGATGATGATAGTATTGCGCCGAACGAAATGAATACACTTACAAAAACAACGACATTAACTTTCGGTACTGGCGCCGCTACGCATACGCATACGACGCATACGCACGCGCACACGTCAATCGCCCCTGCGACCGTAATGACTGCTACACCGATGACACAATCATCATCTACTACCACCAAAAAAAACGCAACAGAAGCCAATATTCAAGTCATCAACGAGCGACATCAAAAGGAAATCATGAAAAAAATAAATCGTTTGAAGTATTCATTTCATAATGGAGAAACGATACAAATGAAACTCAACCATAAAAGTGCTTGTTTTTGGGATACATGCGAGTTCGATGGACCGATTTATTACATACCAATTATGGTCGTGAATGGAGTGTTTCATGTGAGCGGTTGTTTTTGTTCGCCAGAGTGTGCGCTTGCGTCGTTATTAAAAGAACAAATGGATACATCAACCAAATTTGAACGTATTCACCTTCTCCATTTATTGTATGGAAATTCGAACAGTACAGGTTTTAAACCTGCGCCGAACCCCAACTATCTTCTCGATAAATATTACGGAAATTTAACAATCGATGAGTTTCGCTCATTATTCAAAGGACCGCAAATGATTCATGTTGTGAATAAGCCACTTACGCATATTCTTCCGGAATTATACGAAGATAATAACGACTTTCTTGTAAATAGTAAAGTCATACCGACAAATACGCTCAAGTTGAAGAAACGTTATAAGACGACATTAGTTCAACATAGTAGCACCGCGGATTAAATCTGAAAAACGGCCAACGGCCAACAGCCGAAGGTGGAGGAGCTTGTAAAAGTAATATATTATTTTATCAACATAATATATTATTATTCAACATATAATTATATAATTATATAATTATATATACACGATGGATTCAAAAGAAGAAAAAGAAAATATCGTGTTGTATATCAAAAAAAACAAACATGCGACATATCCTACGAAATATGGATTAGAGTTTCAGTGTGTTGAATTCATACGACGATTTTTTACGATTCATAAAGGTCTCACATTTCCAGATGTAGTAGATGCGACGGATTTTTTCAAACGGATTACGCATTTCGACATGACGCCAACCGCGAAGACGAAGACGCGAACGCACATGGTTCCATTAGACACATGCGCATATCCATATACACTCACCCCGTTACACTATTTACGACATGGAAGTATTTTGTTTTGGAAATACAAGAAAACAGAATATCCGTATGGTCATGTTGCCATCATTTGGAAAAATGACTCAACCCTTAACGAAACCTATATCGTCCAGCAAAACCTAAATCCTCCAATAAAACGAATCAATACTGCGGTGCTGTTTTCGAAGATGAACCGCCCTGACAGTAAATACGCTGGTGTAAAATTACTTCCGCGCGAATACTTGACTGGAATTCAGAATCTCGATTGCATTGTTCATCGATTATAGTTTTGATTCCGCTGACGCCGTCGCTTCCGCCTTCTTTCTCTCGATCACCTGATTATAAATCTTCGTCATTTCCTGACGGCGATAATAATCCTCAGCTGATTTATCCATGAACTTTCGTATCTCAGCAAACCGCAATTGGTTTGTGCTTGTCGCAGTTGCTGCGGTCGCTGCTGGTGACGCATTCGATGAATCCGGTCCCCGCATATATTCGCGAATCACTCGCTTTAAATCATAGTTGGTATATTCTAAAGCTTCTTTCACTTGTTCTTCTGTCATATCAGTCTGAGACATAATAACGCGTGTCATCGTGTCTATTACTGTGGGGGATGGAACTGGCGCATTACCCGGCGCTGAGTTTTGTTGTTCAGACATAATACACTACTACGTATGCGAAACTTTATATACTTTACATTTGGATACTTTTTTTAGGATTTGAACAGAAAATTGAAATAAACACATTAGAATATAAAGAATACAGCACAGTCAAACATAATGACCGAACATGTTTCTTCGTCTTCGTCTTCTTCGTCTTCATCCGCAAATGACATCGGCATGACAATCGATATTCGTCCGATGATCGAGGATGTATCGCAGGTGATGACGAAGCATATCACAAATATCTTATCAGGAGTCATCGGAGAATATACCGTTTATAAAGAAACCCACGATACGATTATGGGGTTGCCATGTGTGCGTAGATTACAAGAACGAATTAACGAGTTGGAAATGCCGAGAGACAACAGCGGTTGCGAGTCGAATGTTGCTTCTGAATGTAGCGGCGGTGGTGTCGGTGGTGGTGGAAGGGGCGGATGCGGTGCGGCGTCGCGCAAAGATGAAATTCATCAGCTTCAATCAGCAATCGCAGAATTGAACCGTTATATCGTCGCGCTGGAATCAAAGGTTGATATGAAGACGGTTTATTCGTCACCTGCCTCTGTGGCAAATCAAGAAGAAGAGTCCATTCGACTAGAGATTCATGAAAATATGAGCGAAAATACAGAAAGCGAGTTTGTTATTCCACATTCAAACAGCAAGAATGTGATCATATCTTCTTCAACGATTCCCGAAGAACCAGAAGAAGACGATGAAGCAACAGAAACAACGGAAGATTTGGCTTCACTTGTTGAGACTGTCCAAGTTGAGATTGACGCAGAAGGCGATGAGGAAGCGGAAGAGGAGGAAGGCGATGAGGGAGCCGCCGAAGCTAATCAGGAAGATCCCGAAGCTAACGAAGAAACCGAAGCAGCGGATAATGCAGATGCGGACGAAGACGAAGCCGAGGAGGAGGAAGCAGCGGATGAGGAAGCAGCGGATGAGGAAGCAGCGGATGAGGAAGCAGCGGATGAGGAAGCAGCGGAGGAGGAAGCCGAGGAGGAGGAAGCCGAGGAGGAGGAAGCAGAGGAGGAGGAAGCAGCGGATGAGGAAGCAGCGGATGAGGAAGCAGCGGATGAGGAAGAGGAGGAGACAGCTGAGGAGGAGGAAGCCGAAATCGAGGTTTCAGAAGTCAAAATCAAAGGAAAGACCTATTTCACAACCGACCCTCAAAATGGAATCATCTATGCCTGTGTAGATGACGATGTTGGCGATGAAGTCGGAGTTTTCAAGAACGGTGTTGCTGTTTTCAACAAGGGAAAGAAGTAATCAATATAATCTGATGGTATAATATAAATTCGTTTCCATTCGATTCCATTTCATTCATTTCATTATGCTTGAAAAAATATGTTCGCCCGCTTTATTGTATTTAGCCTTTTCGATGATTCAAATCGTCATCGATTTATTTCAAGGTGATTATCAGACATCATTATTAAAATTTATTATAATGTTTATTTTTACAGCGATACTCAATATTCTCTGCTTGAATGGCTACACCAAGTTTGTTTGGTTCATAGTGATTATTCCCATTATTTTACTTACATACATCAGCAGCGTCCTTTTTTATGTGTTTGGAGTCAATCCAGACAAATCACATATTCATGTAAAGCAAAATGCGCAATCGAAGCAACCCGCACAGGCAAAGGCACCAGCACAGGTACCAGCACAGGCACAACCCCCGAAATAACAACATAAAAAGATTTTGATGTGGTATATACATAGAGACATCATATGCCTTGTATTCTCGAGCCATCAAACACCAAATACATTTGTTCTACAATAAACAAAAATCAAATGTATCCGTCGTTCATACCGATGACGCCATCGACGTCATCCCCAAAAGAGCAGGTTATTTACGTCCAACAAAAGATGCCCACCGATACAGAGACTTATTTTGCGTATTTTTCGTTATACATCCTTTTTCCTCTATTATATAATATGCTTCTAACGGGAGATAAATCAATCGTTATGGTATTGTGGCGATACATAACGTCAGGCGTGTTTAATACAGTATCCTATATCAAAGAAGCAGCAACCGACCTATTTTATGCTTCGTTACGCATGTTTGGTCAATACACATTTAGCACATATACTGTTGTAAAGGAGGGCCGCGAGATATTTACTTCTTCATCCATGTATTATTACTACAAAAGTGATGTGAAATCCGTATATCGTATTGACCGAGCAAAATATGATGTATGCAAGTGGATTGACCGACAATGTGCTTTGTTTTTGAAAATACATGGGGAGGAACCCATAATAAATGACACCGAAAATTATATTTACGATTTCATCCTTCATAAGGTAGATAATCAACCGTATGTGCGAATCCATCGCGGTAATTTCACAGGGCGAACACATACACTCATTACCGAGCATTATCGTCCATATGCGAAATCGTATCAATACGCCCCAGAGGCGGAACTTACGGTATGGTATCCGAGTTGCTCGGTCGAACCACCGATGGAATCAAATGGAGGAGCGGAGGAGGCCAACGACGCCAACAAAGAACGTACGGTCTATGACTGTTATCCTCCAAAGGTCTATAAAATCAATATGAAAACGCCTCATCATTTTTTACTTGAAAAGAATGAGATTCTGGATGTTAAATTTTTGAAATGGAAACTGTATAATGAATTTGGAGCCACTGATATTGCCAAACGGTTGAACACTGTGTTCTATAATTATAAGGTGGTCATGTTTTATAATGACTGCATGAAAGAAAACCTCGAAAAGACAAAGGCCGAAGTTGCGATCACAGCAGCGTCGTCTGAGGCGACGACAGCAAAAGCAGAAACGGCGTCGGCCGTAGTGGAGTCAGAAGCCAGCAATAAACCACTCGTTGCATATACTTTGAGCGACCAACAATCCGTTATTGTAGGACATACATATGTTGTTAAGGTTGATTCACTTCTTCGGTGCCCTATATTTGAATCGAATGAAAAGAACGTATTTGATATTGATGGTGTCTTGACATCATATTATACATGTTCTGATACAGAGAATGACTCAGATGACGAATGTGACGACGAAGACAACAGTAGTGTCGAAGGCGAAAGCGAAAGCGAAAGCGAAAGCGAAAGCGAAAGCGAAAGCGAAAGCGAAGGCGAAGGTGAAGGCGAAGGCGAGGGCGAAGGCGAGGGCAAGGGCAAGGGCAAGGGCAAGGGCAAGGACAAGGGCAAGGGCAAGGGCAAGGGCAAGGGCAAGGGCAAGGGCAAGGGCAAGGGCGAGGGTGAGACTCCGGCTGAGGGCAAACAACAAGTTACCCCCGAATATGATGAAACTGAGTTCGAAGTAAT